TCGAGAAGTCTCTACTCGCTGCTATACTATAAAACTTACTAATTTTTTGCTCTGTTTTAGCCATATGATTATTTATTCTATGTTATATTAACCCCCAACTAACTCTTCGAAGTTGGTATCTGTTCTGGTTGCGTAGAAGTTAACTAAGATGAACTCAGCTGTTCTAACTGGTTTGAGATAGATGTCAACAACTAACTCGTTACTGTCGATTACTTCAGGAGTGTTGTTACGCTCATCACATACGATTAAGTAATCATACAATCCATCCGAAGCCTTAACTCTCTCAAAGAATGGTACAAGTGTGTTAATAACTCTTGTTCTTGTGAAGAGTGTATTGTTCTCGAATAAGAAGAACTTCATTACTTGCTTGGTTACTTTCTCAAGGTATAAGAAGGTTCTTCTTACGTTAACTCTATCGAAAGCACTTGGCTTCTTAAGCATTGTCTTTTGACCGAATACTACTAATCCTTGATCAGGGAATCTTGTTATAGGATTAATATTAACCTTGTAAAGCTCATCACGCTGTCTTTGGTTAGGAGCAATTGCTAAGTCGATAGCATCAGTAATAATGCCTCTATTAAATCCTGCAGGAGCAGCCCATGGACCTACATCTGAGTCAGTTGAAGCTAGCTTAGCTGCTACGAAACCAGACGGTGGAACGTAAATGTAAAGACCGCTATAATCATCATATACCTTCATATAGTTACCAAATACGGTAGCGTACGAAGTATTGATATTTTCAAACTGGTGTCTCATCGCCCAGTAAATGTCTCGCGAGAAGTTTTTAGTAGGGTCGTCTATTACTTTAGACTGCTTACCAGATACTAAGATCTGTCTAATTGGATCTGCTACGAAAAGAATGTCACCACGACCGCCGTCCTTGATAGGTCCGCAGAATGTAATAAACTGATTCGCTATCGTTGTGTAATAATCGCGCGCGGCTGTGTTTGTAAGATCATTAGAAGTTCTAAGAGCGTTAATATCAGTACTTGTCTTAGTATCATCGAAGTAATTTAGACTTGTTGAACATACTGTAGTCCAGATTGTACCAAGACCACCCTCAGCAATAACATCGATATTAAAAACTTCATCGTTACGAATTCTGTCAAGTGCTCTTGTTAGTTTAGCTGGTAAGTTGCCAATGTCTTTTTGATTCAATTTGGTCTCACCATAAGCTCCTAGTGGGAATAGTGAATCAGCATAACTTAAGGCGCTTTCTGCAGCGGTTAATTGTGAGAAGGAACAACCAGCAATTGCTGAGACCGAAGCACTTAGAGTTGACGCTAAGCTATTTCTTAACTGATTGGTTATAACTCTGATTTTCTTAGAAGGAGTACCGTCGTTATTCAATCTAATACCTCCAAACACGTCAGACATGTAAGGGTTAACTAAGATATCAATGTTTCTAGAGTCATTTTCAATATTTTCTAAGAAGAAGTTAACTGGAGGCCCACCCACTTCACTGTTAATTTGTCTGTAATATCCGATAGATCCGTTATATCCTTCCTCAAGAAGATAATCGAGCTCATTAGCATCGTTGCTAAATACCGATTGTCTAATCTTGAAAACACCAATGCTAAGAGTGTCGTCAAACTCTCTTGTAGAAGTATCGTAGTTTGTAAGTTTTTCTTCCATAACTTGTGATATGGAGTTTACAGCAGGATTATTACCAAATGCTGGTGTAGCTGTAAGGGCAAACGCCAATCTACTAGTTGGAATGTTAATAAAATTCTTTGATCCAGCAGCACCTGGTGTAGAGGTTGTTGTAGCTGCTTGTAGGATAGCGTCGTAGTTACTAGCAGGGTTGATATTAGTATTATCCGAAATACCAATATAATAACCGTTAAATTTGCCGTCGATAACTGTCTGAGCTTTGTTGATTATAACGATACCAGCTCCTGATAGACTTTGTAAGCTATTAAAACTTGTTGCTGCTGTTGCTGACCACCCGTTAGTGAATAAAGAGCCATCAACTAGAGCTTGGTAACCTGTCTGGTCTGTAGTAAATTGAGTTGGTTTTCCTACTAAGTAAGTACCAGAGGTAGTATCTAGTGTTGACGAACCTACTGCTGTTACAGGGTAACCTAAAACTGAATAAAACGAACCGAAGCCTTCACCAGAACCACTACCGTAAGGAATTCTATTAACTTTTAAACTCGCAGTAGAGTTAAGAGTAGATTTAACTGTGTGGTAGAAGTATCTCTCAGCAGGTGTTTTAGGTGTACCGTAGATATTTTCAAATTCTGTTAGAGAGGTTACATCTAATACCTCATCGAAAGGACCTTGATCCGAAAATCCTGCTACATATACGTTAGTACCGGCAGCGGTAGGTACTCTAAGGGAAAGGTCTCTCTCTCTAATTTCTACGCCTGGAGAATTAATTGTTCGTTTTGCCATGTAATTATTTATGGCAATTCTGTTTAATTTTTAATTTAAAAGCGTAGTATGTAACTGTGAATATACAAAAGTAAAGGAAGATTCGATTTCAGCTGAGTCTCTATAGTTAAAGTTTATACCGCCCAGGTCGGTAGGAAAAGACTTTGTATATGTGAAACGAATTTTTTCATTATTAAATTCATCGAGACCGTATATTGTCATATCTGTTTGATAATCTTTAAAATTATCATTAGTTATAATATCACTCTCGTCAAAAATACCTTCTACCTGACTGTGTAGTAGATCTAACCATTTATATATTACCCAGTAATTAGAATATTCATTATCTATGGTGAAATTTACAGTAACTGGTGGGTATGGTGATTTATTATGTGATGAGTTATAAAGGGTACTACCTGCATATCTTATCTCCAGAGCTGGAACGGTAATCGTAGGTACTACTGTTCCGTAAATAGAGAATTGCATAGTATCCTGTATTACAGAACTATTACTTCTTACACCTTCACTAATGCTCTTTAAAGCATTTGGTACCTGAAAGACAAGCTTAAACTTATCTATTCTAGATTTGTTTAAAGATGATTGTTGATAGGTATTGCTCATAGTGTGGTCCAGCCGTCTTGTTGTAAAAATTCTATTTCTGCTACTTGTTCTGAATCACCCATACCGAATACTACAGGTGTCATGTATGTATTATTTAATCCTACTACCTCGAAATCATTATATATAGAGGTAGGATCCTCAAACATAGCAACGCCAAAATCCATAGGTTCTATAAAACTAGGCTTTCCGTGATCATCGAGTTCTACTATTTCAAAATATCTTTCCGTTAACTCTTTTTCTAAAATGAACAATGCATACATTAACGACATTACTCTATCGTCATGATAACCTCCTTTTGCCTTCCAGGTACCATTAGGATATCTTACAAAATCTTTAAGCTCTTTAAGGGTGTCTATATCTCTTATAGTAACAGATCTCATCTCATTTATAAAGTAGCGCATATTCATAACTCCTTTATATTTGGTATTAGTATGAGCTATCATACCCATTTGAGGTTTTGCTCTATTTGCAACTTTTGCACCATATGACACTACCTTCTCGTAACCCATATCAAAAGCCAATCTATCAACTACCTGCGCACCGCAATTATTTCTTTCTATTAAGGCTAAAGGTGATCCCCAGTTTTTGAGAATAGTATGAACTTTATTAGCAAACTCTAACGGTGGTATATGTCTGTTATGGTAAGTAGCTACTTGCTTTATATCTTTTAGATCTGTTATATCTAAAATCTGCATAACTGAAGCATCGATACCAACCCCTTCAGATATATCAACTCCCGCAACATAAACTCTAGAGGAATCAGGCTCCTCCCATATTTTATAATTACCTTCGTCTAATAGTATTTTAGGTTCCGTACATTGCTGTGACATCTCTAAGAAAAGAGCTTCATCAATAGACGATTCACCTGAAGATAAGAATTGACATTCAAATTCCTGAAGCCAAGCTTCTATAGAACCAATTGCCTGTCTAGTGTTAGCAGCCCATTTTTCATCTCTACCTGGTACCTCATCCCATTTAATCTTATCATAAGCCCATCCGTTCTCTCCTTTTTCTGCACCATCATATAACTTATAAAATAAGTTATCTGTACCATTAGAAGTAGAACAAACAAACACTTTAGATTTTTTAGATGAAGTAATAATAGGAAAAACTGATTTCCAAAACTCTTCAACTAAATGAGGTTCGATAAAGGCCATCTCATCAATTACTAGGCATTGATGAGATAAGACACCATTTGCATAATATGCGTGATTATCACTTACTTCGAGAATCTCATAAACCTCTTTTTCATCAGTATATTTTTCTATAGAGGTTACCTCAACCCCACCATACAACCTACTACCAACTTGAAGATCTTCAGCAAAAATTATCCCACTCTCTTCGGAAAATAGTTTGTGTTTAGGAGTGCATATTAACTCTTTATTATAAGATAAATTCAATCTAATTTTATTAGAATTATTACCTATTAATAAACCTTTAAAATCCTTGAATCCTTTATGGGTTAGAATTTCATATTTAGAGTTATTGTAACATTTATAATTAGTTAAATCAGCCATATTATTTATTTGTTCGTGGACCTGTACCTAATTTCCATCCCGTAGGAATATTATCACTAATCATAAATCTCCTAGCTTCACCTGTATCAGGATTGTAGTAGTACTTACAGCCTATACCTGATCTTCTCTTTCTAACCTCAGGATCTTCTAATGAAGCTTTAATACCCTCGCTTATATTTTTGCATGCATTAGCGCTACGTTTTTTTCCTTGATGCCATAGAGCTGTTTTTTTAATTTTATCAGAATTTGTATTAATTTTTAACATTCTTTCCCTGTGCTGATCTGGATTATCCTCTATCCATTTTTTATGGTTTATGCTAATTTTTTTTCTTCGTTCTATATTACGAGCAGCATCTAAGTATTTTTTTCTAAATTCCTGTTCTTCTTTAAATCGTTTTTTTCTAGATTCTGAAACTTTCTTTTTATGCTCCTCAGAAAAAATGCACGGCCCATACCCTCCTACTTTTATATTATATGTATCGACACTATTAATAAAATCTTCAGTAACAATACTACTCTCGTGTTCTAATGCTTCTTTATACGTGCTATAAATAGCTATTATTTCTTTTTTAAAATTTTCAATACCATACTTACTTATAGCTCTTTTAATATTAGTTCCGCTTCCCATATAACCGTCCTCCATATTATCAGTTCTATGAACCCCTATATAAATTTTATTATTAGTTATATTTGTAATTTTATACAAATAGTTAAATTTTCTGTTATCGTTAGGATCATTTTTACGCATATATTTATTTATGTATAAACGATTGGTTTTAGATGAAATGGCGTTAAGCTGATTCATTTATAAAAACTGGTATAATATCTCCGCCCTTTAATAAACTTTCTAGATCTTCCATAGTACAATCAAATACATCACCACTTTCTTTATCACGTAAGGTAATTGTCGTTCTACCATCTACACAATTAACAGACTGACCACGAGCAGCCGTACCTGTTGTAGTCGTAATACCTATCCTACTACCATTATCTAGTGTCATTGAGGTTTTACCATATTCCTTAACCCCAGGCTTTAACCATACTGGAAGTTCTTCGAACGCTAGACGCACTCTTTGAAAGATTTCAATAGCAGTAGCCTCTTTGTTTGCTACTAGAAGAATTCTCTGATCATCCATAAAGCAAGCCTGCCATAAAATATAAATGGTCATCATAGTAGACTTGCCGATCTGTCTAGATGCTAAGAGAATAAAGAATCTATTATCTCTCATCTTGCGAATAGCTCGCTTTTGACAAGGGTGCATCTTTATTTTCTCTCTACCTCTATCTAGGTTAATAATATAGAAGAAATTTTCTGCAAAATATAATATATTATCTTTAGCTTTTTGAAGCTCCTTTATCATCCATGGCTCGTAAGCTATTACTGCACCAGCTGCTGGAAGATTAGGATTTCCTAAATAAAACTCAGTTTTGTCGGACTTTTTGGACATAATCTATAAATATATATATGTCAAAACAAAACGACTTCTCGAGTATTGGGCAAGTTTATGGAAGTATGTTAAACAGCATGAAACATAAGCTAGTATCTGAAGGTAAAATTGGAACTACGGTTAAGCCAGGTGAAATTGGTGAAGCTCCACTTATTAAAGGAGGTCCATTAGAAACAGCCGGTTATGTACCTTCTAAAATAGACCGTCAGAAGATGTCAGATAAAGATCTAAAAGATAACCTCTACAATATTAAAAATTTATCACAACCTGATAATCTTGAAGAAGATGAAGAAAGTGAAAAAACAGACAAGCCTAAAAAGGGAATGTTTACTAAGGGTAAGAAACCAGTTAAAAAGGATAAAGATAAAGAAAGTGAAGAAACTATTAAAGAAAGTAGAAAAATTGCCAAGGCTAGCATAAATAATTTTATGAGAAAGAAATCAATCTTTGATAAATTATATGAAAACGTCATGGGTCAGCCAGAAGGTGGTATGCCTATGGGCTCCGAAATGGATGATGCAAACGAGCTAGACGCTCTTGGCATTGAAGGTGAAGGTGATGAAGTTGACAGCGAAGGTGATGTAACTATCACGCTTGATCGCGCAACCGCAGAAAAACTTTTAGATATTATCGGGGCTGCTATGGGTGGTGAAGAAGAAGGCGGTTTCGGTGATGAAGAAGGTGACACTGAGTTAGAAGACGACATGGAAGAAGGCGAGCCAGAAGAAGCTGAAGAAGGATTCTGGGATGAGGACGAAGAAGACCTCGGCGCGGACAATCTTTCCAAAGAAATTAACTACGGTAAGAATAACAAAGTTGGTAATCTCAAAACACAATCAGGCAGCGCTACTTCAGCTTATACAGATAAAGTAGGTTCAGATGGCGATCACGGCCACGCTCTTGTAAATGCTAAGCAGCCTAACATGGGTAAGAGCAACAAGGTTGGTTCGCTTAAGACAGGCAAATCAATGTTTGAGCAATAATTAAAACTTAACTATAATAAGCCCGGTAGTTTAACGACTACCGGGCTTTTTTGTATAAATAATAGTATGATTACTTTTAGAGAGTATTTGGTTGAGTATGCTACAAAGCAAAATAGCCAACTATTCGGCATAGCTAAGCTAAGATCAGGTACTAACGGTAAGTTGCTGGATGATCCACACAACAGAAAGCATAAAAATGCCTTTAAGAAAGAATATTCTCACAAACATCCGGTTATTGATAGTATATGTAATGGAAAGTCTAACAATGTTCAGATAGCAGGTCAGCCACTACTATCTATTCTATCTCTATACGGAACTCAGTTTGAACCCGGTATCAAAACACTAGGAAATTCTGATGTAGAAGTAGAAATGTACGAAGATGAAGAAGGTTTACAGAGAGGAATTTTAAGAAATAGAAAGAAAAACAATGGCTTGTAGTTCTAGTAAATCTCAATGTACTGCTGAAGGTGTATTTGCTGCAGTTGCTAGTCCTGGTTGTGGGCAGTTTCTCAACCCTGGCAATTTTCAAGCTGAGCAAATTATATATGATACTTCATTTGGTGATCTAATTAATAATTTTGGTATACCTGTTGACTACTATGTAAATACTTTTAATTTATCTGCAGCAGATACTCTGTATGGTGAGCATCCCACAGCTGTATTTTACGGTCCTATTACATTAATGATGTATATAGAGTTAAGTGAAAATGCTATCAATCTCTCTAAGTTTGGCTTTGCGTCTGATGATGAATTAACAGGCTATGTTCATATTAAAACTTTTGAAGATACTATAGCTGGAAGAGATTTCTTCATACGAACACAACAAGGGGATATACTTTCGTATGAAGATTATATCACATATATGCAGACTCAATCTTCTGAAAATATTATAACAAATATGTTGTTTGATATTGTCACGGAAAACTCTGAAACTGGTGGCTTTGACCTAATCGGTGGTGATTATGAAGCTATTAATAGATACATTAATAATGGTCAAGCTGTTGAACCTAAGTCAGGAGATCTTATTCAGGTATCACCTCTTGGTTGTGATAGACCAAACGGTCGTGGAGCTAAAATATTTGAAGTTACTGAGAGAGTAGATCAAGATGTATCTTCTATAAATCCTCTATTAGGTCACTATGTTTATAGATTAAGAGCCAAGAGATACGAATACTCGTTCGAGCCTGGTGCACCAAAAGAACCGCAAAATCAACAAGTATTCGAGAATTCGTTCTCTGGTATACTTTCATCTAATATACCTGGTGTTACACCGTCAGATGCTAAATCGTATCCTGGCGATGTTGATACAGATTCTAAGACAAAAGTATTAGATATGTCTGTTAATAATACAGATATATACGGTAGTTATTATTAATAGATTGCACTATAATGGCTGCAATTTAAGACCATACATAGGTCCATTGTCTCGCTTTATCTTTAAAAACGTATCTACACCGTTAGTACTCAACATAGCTGGAGATATAGATAGACTGCTTAGACCTACTCTTAATACACTCTCATCAATACCTATAGCTATTTCTTGGGCTGAGAGTGTTTCAACTCTATGTCCTATAGCCATGCTTCTATAATGATAAGCTGTAGATCCAAATCCTACAACCGCGGTATCTCTATCAAACCCTTCACAACTTGGTCCTAGAGCAAATCTTGAAACTACACCTCCGGATTCTTTTAATTCTGACTGTGTGGTAGGATAACGCTCATATGAGAAAAGCTGCAAACCAGCTACTGGTCTATGTACAGGGTCTTTGTTTCCAGCATAAACATACAGCTGTAAATCAGAAGAAGAAATAGGAGCAAATGAAGCAAATTCCAATCCGCTTTTCATAATTGGCGGCAGCGTATAATTAACACCATTACTTGACCAAATACCGAACTTATTATTACAGAATGCTGGACTAATGTTGTTTACTCTATATCCATTTAGATCCACAGAAGATAGTCCATTAGGTGGTGTTGTTAAACTGAAAATACCATTCGTTATTCCCGGTCTATCCAAGAAAAATTCTATGTTTGGGGTTGCGAATTTCTGGAGTCGAGATTCTTCTGTTCCTCTTTGTTGGCCTAAACGTATTATAACTTCAGTTGGCGAAGATCTGTATATATACCCGTCATATGATTGTTGTGAGTAATTTCGCGTTGATGGTATGATTTCCCCGTTTGCTCCTTGTACCATACCATACTGACTTTTTGCACTACCTGGCGTTAGTCCATTATAGTTAATAGCACTTAAGTCTCTAGAATCAGACAACAACACAATAACAGGAAGACTCTCGTAAAGAAACGGTAGTTTTGCTGATAACAAGGGAGTATTAGCTGTATTAAACACTAACTCACAACTATTACGCATAGATACGGTATTATAACCTCCTTTTGAACTTAAAGAAATAATTTGCGAGTCAGGAACTAATAGCGGATCTCCTGGTAGTCTTATAACCTCTGCTGTGTTTATTACACTGTTTGTAAAGGCTGGTACAAGACTTGCGCGTGTTGTAGTAGCTCCCAGCCAGTTATCTATTGAGAGATTAAACGGCTGTAATCTAAAATGCTTCGTTGCAGTTGCGGGTAGAGCTTGACCTGCAGGTATATCTGCATTAGATTGTGCTGTGCCCGTATCGTTTACTGAAATAATTTTTGCAGGAAACGATGCAGCTGTAAATCCTATCTTTCTTAAGGACTCGTTATCTATACCAGTAGGGGAGACAGAAAAATATATTATTTTACCAACAGTTAGACTTGTATTGTAGCTACTTGTCCAAACTGCTAGGTAATTGCTATCACTTACTGGGTCGACTGTATAAGGCGGTGCTATCTGGTTTGCAGTTAAAGATGCTCCGTATGCAGCAACAATAGGCGCTGTTACTTCAGGTCCTCTAAATGCTAGTGTATGTTGTGTGATGCGCTGCGGCGTGTGAGTATAACCTCCGTTAATTGTTTGATATCCACCACCGGCGCCGTTTTGAATTAAGTGAAAGTGATCTGATCCATTAGTAAACTTAGGATGACCGCCCTGTAGCGTTAATCCATGCACAAAGGAGCCTCTACCTACTGTAGTGAAGGGTGTACCAGGATCTTGTGGTTGAATTGATTCGATTTTTAACTCTGCAGCTACTCCTGAAATATTATGATCTTGCAATTCCTGAACAACAAAAGTTTCATTTCTAAACTGAAGAGTAGTACTTCCTGTGTTATATCCACCTCCACCTAAGAATGAAGTAATTGGAGTTCTCAAACCTTCAGGAGATGTATAAGTAACGCTAAGTCTATTTGAACTTGTATTCCAAATTCCTACAGCGTCCCCTTCAAGAAACCTGTTAGTTGAAGTAGCAGATAGATTTAATACACTGTTAGTTCCAGGACTAACATATCCCATTGTCATTCTACCCGCTCTTTGCAGATTTGCAGTTAGGCTGTTACCTATAGTAACAGATAGAACCTTACCTTGGTAAATTGTTTGTGGCTTAACCGTATTTAGGGTAGTAGCGAATACATTAGCTCCAGTAAGATTACTAACTACTGCTGAGCTCAATAATACATTATTTGTAGATAGGTAGTTAGTAACTGTAGCTAAATTAGTACCACCTGCAGCCCAAGATGCACTAGTAGCGCATACAGTCGTATAGACACTACTCCAATTAGCGCTATTAGAATTAGTTGTCGTGTAATTATTACTCCAATTAGCACTAGAAGCTTGAACGGTAGAGCAGAGCGATTGAAAATCAGATGTTCTCGGTACCTCTAAAGAAGTTCTAGCGCTGGCTAGTGTATCAGTTTTAAGAAATGTATCTATATGCGACTTAACTATATAATCAGGCATATATTTATTTATATCAAATAGTATAAACTACTACCATCTGGCTGGAGGTATAGAGAGCTATCAGGTTGAGTAAGTCTTAGTTGTGATATTTCATTGTGATTACCATATTTAAACTCTGACCAGTCTGCACTACCATATATAACCGATGCTGTCAGAGTTTGAACCTTTGTCAGCCAACTATCATCACCATCTGATCTCAATCCAATCTTTGAAACATCTATATTCTTAAATCCTAGAGATAATACTGGTGAATCATCCGCTACTTGATAAGTTGTAAAATCTAATTTAGGATCTTGGAAGATTGATCCTCCTTCAAAAGGTACAATAGTTTCGAACCCAGCAGAAGGATTGACAACAATGGTTGATGAGTTATAAGCGCAGATTGTATTGGTATAGCTGGATCCTCCTGTAAGACTACTCCAAACAGCGAATGTATTTCCATTTATATCATTACAAACTCTACCTCTAAACGCGTTTTCATCTGCCGATAGAGCAATATTTTGTATATTAGATGTTAGTGTAGTATAAAAACAGTTATCTCTTGAGGTATATAGAGGTACTGATCTTTTAATTAAGAATGAATTATTTGGTATGGAAGGGTATAGTCTCGTCGTAGGTGCGGTTCTAATAAACCAAGCACTAACAGGTACCTGCCATGGGTACATGTAACCATCTATTCCGCAATTTGTAGATACAGACATATTTACAGTACTCATATTGCTGCTACCGTATACCCAGTTACCACTTTTAACATAAAAGCGTTGTAACTCTTCTGCTTGTTCATACATAGGTCTACCCTCTCTATCTCCAACGCGTATGTGATAGAAGTTACTATTCCATCCGGTTATGGCAGAATCAGATCCAATGTTTCGATATATATTAAAGCTAGTATTAGTACCTGCAGTTAAAGGTAACACTCTTGCAGTATTGTAGACCTTACTCGGCAATACAAGAGATACAGAATACCCGTAATTATACGCTGTAAGATTATCTGTGTTTACATTTCTTGAGGATAGTTGTATTGTTTTGCTTATCGCCTCGCTTATTTGATATATTTCTAGATTTGAGCTAAGTGGAACAGTGAATGTACGATGTGTTGAAAAATTACTTGCTGTGCCGTATATACCATTTTTTGGAAGCTGATTATCAATACTAAAATTAACGATATACGGTACATCTCTTGTATCCACTAGAGTTATCGCACCACCGGAAAGATTAAAATACTCAGCAAATATTTCCATCCCTGTTTCCTCGTCATAGGTTACTTCAAACAATGGTTCAAAATACACATCAAACCTATTATAAGAGTTAGCTGTAATTTTCGCTATAGATCTATATGCGTCATTGCTTCGTGTTGTAGTAGAATGAACTACACGAGAAGCATATTGTGTACCGCCTCCTGAGAACATGGGTATAATCTTAACGCTAGAGTTTAACTCTGGATAAAGCAGAGGCATTATAGCAGAAGCTGAATACCAAATGTTATTAAACGCTGATATACCGAAGAAGTTAGAGCTTTGGGTAATAATATTTAAACTATTAACCGTGTAGCTAAACTGGTCTCTTTTTTGTTCACGGCCTGAATTCATCGATCCATAACTATCTAAAAATATATTATTATACATTGTAGTATTGCACATCCCGTTAGATAGAAACGAGCTGCCAGCTCCGCGTATTATATTATTATACCAAGTTATAAATCTTCCTTGCTCTTCAGAATACAGTCCATTACCGTTAGAAAGACCTGGAGTCTGTCTGATATTAAGAGCAAGATTATTATAAATGTATGTTTGGTCAGTAAAGCTAGCTCCACCACCGAATCCATAATACAGACAACCCATGTCATTACTAAATCCATACCCGCTATTTGAAAAGTGATTACCAGAAATTATATCGACATATGTCGAACTTCCATGTAATACACCATACCCGGAATATTTAGCATAATTATTTGTAATTTTATTACGCGAACTTTTTCTACTAAATTGACCACTTACATATTTGACTGTATCACCTGGTTGAGGTGATGTATAACCATTTATTAAATTCCATTTATCCTTAATACCAAAAGTAGCTGTACGTTGATAATCTGTAGTAACCAGCCCTATACATAATCTACGTTCACCAGCTAAAGGACCTGAAGTAACTTCTAAATAACCACCAAAATCATATACAAAATTATAGTCAAGAGGACTTCTACTATCCACAATAGAAGGTAGGGAAGATATGGCTAATGTGAAGGTTGTTGGTGTTGCTGATATTAGTCGCGTCGGAGTATTCATATTAGGTGTATTACCCCAGCCACGCCCGGTAAATCCTAAAGCTGTTGCACCGCCGCCTACATCTAGACCAACACTATTAGCAGTGCCGCTATATAATATTATATTATTATCGCAGTTAAAGCCAGATACACCAATATTTATTATACCATTGGATATATGATCAAATATTATATTTTTGTACAGTGTAGTATTTGCTGCCTCTGTTTGTCTTATTCCATTTACATTTTTCTCTATAGTACATCCTGTTAATGTAGTTCTTCTTGTGTAGTCTGATATGGTAGCACCTGTATAAAAGTGTCTTATGGTTATATCTTTTATAACTACATTTTCTGCCCCTTTTATTGCAATACCTTGTCCTACTGAAGTTAGTAACTTGAATCTGCTTGTAGTCTCTTTATAAGGCTTGATGTAGATAAAAATTTCTTCATTTTCTACACTTTTAACAAACTCTCCTGGTAGCGTACAAAAATTGTGAGCTAATTCACTGAGATTATAATTACTATATTCACCAAAAGGTATAATTGATATGCCCACATTACCTACATCAAACCCCAAAGTAAAAAAGAATTGTGTTTTAGAAGGATTTGAAGAAAGTGAATTAAGAGTAATTGAGCTTACGTTATTATAAAAATCCCCACCTCTTATAATTCTAGGGTTAGTATTACTATTGTTCGTAAAAAGTGAAGATAAACTCTTGCAAAAATTAGTATACCGGTCATTTATAGTAAATCCTGGTACATTGTTTACTGTTCTTTTTGCTCCAGCGTAATAAAAAACACCTTCTTTAGGAAACCGTGCTGGGAATATTCTATCATCATCTAGCATCATCTGCTTTTCAGTCGTATACAAACTATATGAATATCCCTCAGGTAATTTTACTTTAATTAATCCGTTAGATGTTACAGGTAAATCCTCAGTAAAATAGTGCGATCCTTCTATAATAGGTGCTGTGACGCTTGACCTCTCAATATATAAATTTTTATTAAAGATATTATTATCATTATAGTCTAGCGATAAAGCACTATTTTCATATGTCGCCTCATAAGAGTGAACTCCACCATCTAGTTTTAAATATCTATCCCTATCCTGCCCTACTTTTAATCTCGTAAGTATATTTTTAGCTGCTGTAAATGTCTTAACAGGTAAATTAGGGGTTGCTCCAAGATAACCATCCTTACCTGTTGGTGATACATATACGGTATTCCTATCTGCAAATTTTCTCGCATCAGGTCCATTGATATCTACTATCGAAGCAAGTATTCCTGGTGAGATCATTGTAATAGTCCGGATATTAAGAATGTATCGTTACTTGTTCTAATTACTGATGCTACAGCTCCTTTACCTGCTGTTGTGTATAGATCGCCATAAGAGATAAGACTACCGCTATAGTTATTTGCAGGTACGACTGTTATAGTACCTGAACTTAACTGTGAAAAAGTCGTAGTAAATCCCGTCGTGTTTATGTCACTGGTTACGGTCAATGTAATATTTTGAGTTCCAGTATATGTTATTATTCCACCAGCATCAGACGGTTGAATATTATAATCTTCTATAATGTTATTTACTTTTAAGTAACCTGCCCAATTACCAGAGAGCGTTTCTATACCATTTTTTAATTCGTTAAACTCATTTTTTAATTCGTTAAACTCCTGTTTATTAGTCAAGGAATATACAGTAGAAAGCGAATTAATAGTAGTTCTCCTGGTAACCTCTGTATTATCAACTATAAGATACTCTGTACCATCTATAGAAGGAGATATTGTGAGTTGAGATATTTTGGTCTCTGCCATATACCATTATTTATACAAAAATCGGATATAACACTAGGCTATATCCGATTAGTAATAAAAGATTGTTATTTTATAATTTAAGCAATACCGTAATGTGCTTTTACTGCATCAATTACGTCTTGATTAGTCCACTCGCTTGGTGTATCATAGTTATCACCGGAAAGTTGGTCTAACTCAATTCTGCTACCCTTAGCGAAAGCAAAAACTTTCCGCTCACCAGGGATATCAACGATTCTATCAATAGTTATTTCAGAGATAGTTTCTGTAACTTCAGGCTGTTTAACAATTGTCTTTGGTTCTGATAATGTAATTTGTAAACTCATATGTATATTTATTCACGTCTTTAATATTTTAAAAGATTTTTATACCAATTATAAGTATTATCTAACCAGTTACAAACATCTAAACCTAATATTTTTTCTGGTGTGTTGTCTGCTTTCTCTAATTTAGTTCTAATCTTATGATCACCGAAAATACCATATAGAGAATCATCTTCTTCTGTTACCTGCTCAATATTATTAAAGTTGTGATATTCGTAGAATGGTAGCTCGAAGTAATTATATATGGTTTTGAGCGTTTGTTCAGGTGAACTGCATAAATCTTCGTATCTAATAAACATCATCTTCTCATTTAACCCTTGCCTGAAGATCTCACTTAGTCTTTCTAACGCTAAACCGAGTGGTTGAGTAGCTAGATAGTAGTCAACGCGCTTTGGAGTTGATGTATTTCTCAACTCAGCGTGATTAACTATACCGCTGTCTGTTTCAGGAGCAGCTCTAAATTTCTTTTCCATAGAAGCAACTATCTGTTTAAGATCTCTAACCATACATATAACTTTAGGTTGTTTTCTTAGAACAAATTGTAATAAGTCGTAGTGTATCCCCCACCCTCTTGATTTTTCTAATACTACAGGCTTATCTGTTATTGCATTATAAAATCCATTTAATCCATTATAACAAAAGCTCTGAAACCCCTTTTTCATTAGCTCAGAGTCTTGAGCTTTAAATGTAGGATCTGAACTAAAGTTTGCTCTAGCTCCGTAAATTAGCTCAAGAGTGCCTGAGGTAGGCGTGCAATAGAAATCAGGATTTTGTGCAAAAATATTTTGTATTAGTGTAGAGCCTGATCTCGGTAATGATGAGTTGAATAATAATTTCTTCATAATGTTTTAAGAATAGCATCTACATCAAAGATCTCTGAAGGATCCATATACGGGCACTCGTGTATAGAGCCTGTAAAGTTATAGTCGAAGAGGTAAGAGTCTACTGTACCTTCCGGAAACTCTGTTTTAGGTTTAATATTTGTATGCATATCGTAACCGAACACTTCTGGTTGTGTTGCTATCCATACTACGGTAGATTTGAGTCCTAAAGCAGCTGCTGCATGCTGCAAGGAGGAATCAATAAGCAATCTTGCTTGAGCGTACTCAAGAAGACCAAATAAGACTTTCTTCTGTAATACCTGATCGATACGTATGCAGTTCTCAAGCACAGGGTGAAAGTCGTAGCATATATGAACTACTGTATATTTTTCTTTTAATTTGTTTACTAACTCTTGTGCTATACTAGGATGGATATCTCGCATCCAAGAATATGGAAACTCTTGATGCTCTTTACCTGGACCACCGAAGGGTTGGAATATAAGCACCGGTTTGTCAGCGGAGACGACTATAGTTTTACTAGCTACTTCACGCTCTCTAAAATTAAGAAAAATGCGCGGAAGCTCTCCATTATATTTTATTCCAATCATTTCACACCACGATTGAATTAGCGGTAGTTTTTTTGTAAGATGTGACGTGGTCTTATACGGTTCGTGTGCATAAACCTCTACATTTTTATTGTGAATATATTCACTATAAAAATGAGGAGTTAGGCCTAGTTTATAAACTCTCTTTACAAATTTATTATTAAGGAATACTTCTGGCCAAGCGCACACTACTATGACATCTCTATCAGGATTATGTTTTTTATAGCACTCTATAACAGCTGTAGCTGCTACATGCTTACCTATCCCACCTTCAATATGAAAAACTGTTAACTTTGACACTACTATAATTTAGTAGCTTTTTAGTAATTTTCAAGATTAAGGTACTATATAAAGCTGATTGCTAGTAGTACATCTCCATACAGATCCTGTTCCTAACCCAGCAGAGGTAATAGGTACATTAGTAAGTACTATACACGGTGTATACGCTGTATTAGCTGATAGAGCTATTATACTTGCCCCTGCTATAATAGAAGAGCATGTTGCTGTAGAGCGTATATCGTTACAGGCACCTCCGAGAATGCTTGAACCAACACCACTCACTCTACTGCTAAAGCCTCCAACTATAGTTGAATAGTCACCACTAGATATATTACACCCACCACCTCCTATAGTACCGTAAAAACCACTTATATTATTGCCCGCACCACCACCTATAGTAGCGTAAGAATTATTAACACTATTACAACCACCACCAGCTACAGTAGAATAATTACCACTAGCACTATTACAACCACCACCAGCTATAGTAGAATAATTACCATTACCTACATTACTACTACCGCCACCTACCGTAGAATAATTACCATTACCTACATTACCACTACCGCCACCTATTGTAGACCCAATTGCAAAGGCAAAATTACCAGTACCACCACCTATTGTAGTATTAGAATCATAAGTTCCATTACAACCACCACCACCTACCGTAGAATAGACACCACTAGCTATATTACAAAAACCACCACCTACAAAAGAACTATAACCACTAGCTGTGTTACTATATCCAGCACCGATAAAAGAACCAGATCCACTAGCCGTATTAGTAAATCCGCCAGCTATAGTAGAATAAATAGCACTAGCTTTATTACAACCTCCGCCACCTATTGTAGAACCGGTCTTACTAGCCGTATTCGAACCACCACCACCTACAAAAGAACCATTGCCAGTAGCTATACTGCTATAACCCCCTACTATAGTAGAATAATTATCAGCAGTATAATTCAAACAGCCACCAGCTATAATAGAATAATTACCACTAGCACTATTACTTCCTCCACCACCTACCGTAGAATAATTACCATAAGTTGCATTACTAGTACCGCCACCTATTGTAGACCCAATTGCAAAGGCAAAATTACTAGCACCACCACCTATTGTAGTAATAGTATCATAAGTTCCATTACCAGTACCACCACCTACCGTAGAATAGTCACCACTAGCTGTGTTACTATATCCACCACCTACAGTAGATGCAACACCAGCGCTATTACTTCCTCCACCACCTATAGTAGATCCAGAACCACTAGAAGAATTTCCACAGCCACCACCTATTGTAGAAAAATCGCCACTAGCTGTATTAGAATTACCGCCACCTATAGCAGCGTAGATATTACTAGCGGTATTTTTTACACCTAAAGCTATAGAACCCGCGCTCGTGGCAACTGAGGAAAGACCTGCTACTAGCGTTCCTTTTATTACCAAATCGTTGTATAGTGTTTGTTGTCCCATGTGTTTATTTATTATCTATTAGTAATTGTTTACGTCTGTATCTACTGTGAATGAACCAATCTTAAATGTAACGTTTGAAGTTGCTGGCACTGATGCAAATGTACCATATGTTCCTACATTTATAGGCACATTAGAGCTTAAACTGTTTGTCGCTGCGTATCGCATTATATTTGTTTGGTCTAATCTGATAATTTTGGCACTTGTTGAACCATCTGTAGAAGCAAATGTTATATGCGGTTGACCAGCCAAACTACCCCAAGTAATTCCTCGGAAAACATGAGATTCTGATGTGGTATTTTCTGTCCAACTTAATGCAGCACCTACACCAACATGATTATAATTAACTATTCTAAAGCTAGTTGCAATTAAACTTAGATTCATACCAGCTGTTGCGTTGTATGTAATTAACGTCCAAGCGTCAGCATTTATCTGAGCACGAGCACCATTACCTGGAAAAGCTGTACCAGAACCATTAACAAATCTTCCACAATATACATATGGAATTCTTGATGTGACAACTCCAGTACCAGTGATATTAAACACAGTAGCAGCTACCGCTTGTATTAATCTTACATCAACACCCAACACACCTGACGCACAATTAAAGAGTGTACCAGTAGAATTATTTGTTGGATTAACGATAGAACTACACTCAAAATTAACAACTGTTGTATTATTACCACTCATTGTTAATACACCTGTTGCACCCGCAGCTAATATGAAATCTGCATATCCTCTAATATTAATTGGAACAGAATTTTGACTATATGAAAACGCTGTAACACCTGATGCGATATTAACAGTTGTTCCATTTTCAAAATATAAATCACCCTCACTATTAAGGTTGATCTGAGAATTAATTTCATATGTTCCTGCTCTTACATAAACTAAATCATCGGTTACTGAATCAGTTTCTGCAGCTGAGAGTGTAGCGTATGGTTTAAATTGATCATATTTACTAAGACCAGTTCGTGTATCTGTACCTGTAGCAGCATCGACATATATCGTCTTACCTGTTGGGTTATTTACATAAGCTCTAGCAGAGAGTGTATTTAATATAGTAGCTGAGCTTAATATTACATTATTTGTAGAAAGATAGTTGGTTACTGTTGGTAAAATCTCTGCTGACTCTTCCCAAGCCGCGCTAAGAGAACTTACTGTTGTATAGACACTACTCCAATTAGCGCTATTAGAATTAGTTGTCGTGTAATTACTACTCCAATTAGCGCTATTAGAATTAGTTGTCGTGTAATTTGACTGCCAGGCCCCCGTAAGAGGTTGTAACTCTGAATCAGCAAGTAGTGCTCCTGATAGAAAATTCACTAACGAGGTCAGGCTACCAGCTTTAGTTACACTCGACTGTACAAGTGGGATTAGTTCAGTACCACTATATGGTACTGTACTTACAGGAAGCTCGGAAATCTTTATACCCATATTAGTATTTATTTGCAATTGCTAACTTTTACTATATTTTTATTAAATGATCGTCTTTAATGAAGAAAAGCATACATATACAAACTCTAAGACTGACGAGCAATATGTCTCGGTAACTACTCTGCTAGGCAAATATAAAACGCCGTTTGATAAAGATAAACATTCACTTAGAATAGCTGAGAGAGAGGGTGTATCGCAGGAAATGGTTTTAGAGATGTGGCAAAAGGAAAATAAAAAAGCTACTGATAGAGGTACTAAAATTCACAAGTTAATGGAGAACTATGTTAGCTTTGGTGAAAAAGCCGATGATTACGACTGGCTTTACAAATCATACGATAAAGTTATATCTTACTCCATTGATAAGTACAAGAAAATATATAGTGAGAACTTACTCCATAATGATGAGTATGTCGTAGCTGGTACTGCTGATCTAATCTACGATCATGGTGATTATTTTACTATTGGAGATTTTAAAACTAACAAAAGATTTAACTTTTCTAGTGACTTTAACGACCACTTCAAAGATCCTATAAGTCATTTACCTTATTGTGAGTTTAATAATTACGCTCTTCAGATGTCAATGTATGCTTATATGTATGAAAAAATCTCAGGTAAAAAATGTAAAAAGATTATAGTCTTTTATCTCAAAGAGGATAAATGGCAGCCTATTCACTGCAATTACCTTAAGAGCGACATTCAGAACATTTTAACACACTACAAGCAAAATAAATTAGAGGTTTTGAGCTAAAAAACCTAAATAGAATCAATGAAAAAAGAGACTCTTTTAAAGAAACTTGAAAACCATTTCGATAAAATACAAGAATCACTAGATGAAATATCTACATTATTGGAAATAGACATGGATGATGATGAATTATCAGAGATGTCTGTATGTTTTAGAGAACAAATAGAAACGTGTATCGCTGAAAACGAGGAATGTACTTATAATGATATTATAGAGTATATTCGTGAGAATCTATAAATATATGAATGAAGGCATTTAAGTCATTCTTCAAAGAGGTAAATCCTGAAATTCAATACGATCCTGAAGAGCTAAAAAAAGGGATCGAAGTTGAATTAGAACATACAAATTATAGAGCTATTGCTACTATAATTGCAAAGCATCATTTAGCAGAAGATCCTCAATATTATACAAAGCTCAAAGCTGTAGAGTCTAAGCCAAAAAGTGAGGATGAGGAGAGAAGATTAGATAAAAGCTGTTGGGAGGGTTATCATAAAGTAGGCACTAAACTAAAGGGAGGTGTACGCGTTAATAATTGCGTTAAAAACTCAAGTGAAGATGCTGAGGATATTCATAAGCCTGTTAGACCAGGTATCCTAAAAAGACAAGTATCAGGTAAAATGACATGCTCTAAAGCTAAAGCATTAAAATCCAAGCAGAAAAACAAAGGTAACAATACTGCTAAGGCCGCGCAGCGTTATCTTAATTATCACTGTTGATTTTAAATGAGCGCATTTTATACTAAAGATAGTATGAGTGGTGAATTCCTTTCAATAAACGAACTTCATCCAATGGATGTCTTTTCCATAGGAGATGAAAAATTTCTTATAGTTAAAAATGTATGCAATACTGCTGCGAGCTATAAAGGTGAGTTTTACGATATAACAGGGTCTGGTATCCTGTCTTACTATAATAATGACGGGCAGCAATGTTCTATTGTTTGTTTGACTGATTTATCTATGGTACCTCCAGCCTCTCTTAAAAAATATAAAATTGTTTTAGCTGGCAAATTTACAGGTTTCAAATATAATAAGATTGAAACCGAACAAATAGATGAGTAATGTTTTAATTTTAGGAGCCGGGTATGTTGGAACTGAATTGTTTTGTCATTCAGCTAAAGAGCATATTAATTATTATTTAAAGTCGAAAAAAGATCTAGACTACACCAATAATTTAGAGCTTAGAAAATTTATTCTCAACAACGACATTAGTTATGTTGTTAACTGCTCTGGGTTTACGGGAAGACCTAATGTAGATGAAGGAGAGATTAAAAAGAAGGAATGCTGGTATCTTAACGTTCTCTTACCTTTAAAAATAAGTAAAATTTGTAAAGATACGGGTATTGGATATATTCATATTTCGTCTGGCTGTATCTATACAGGTTATGATAAGGAATTTACAGAGCATGACGAGCCAAATTTCGGCTTATACGATCATTCATCTTTTTATTCTAAATCGAAGCATGCGTTTGAGACCTTAAACGATTACGGATGTACTATTCGAGTAAGAATGCCTTTCAGTGATGATTTAAATGAAAGGAGTTATATTACTAAGATTCTAAAATATGATAATCTAGTCAACTATAAGAACTCCAAAACGTATATTCCGGATTTGTGTAATTTCATTGAGTATATTATTACTAAGAATATTTCAACAAGTTCTATTGGCGTTATTAACTTTGTAAATCCTGAGGCTCAAGATGCAGAGTTTGTAACAGGAATTATGAAAGCTTATAATTTAGAAAATAAAAATTGGAAGTTCGTAGATATCGAGGGTATTAATATTACAGCACCAAGATCGAATTGTGTATTATCTATAGATAAACTTAAAACATTATTTCCTGATTTTGAGATTCAAACCGAAGGATCAGCTATTGGTCAAGCATTAAGCAATATAAAGTAATATGAAAGGTATTATTTTGGCAGGAGGTAAAGGCACGAGACTTTCACCTACAACGAGAGCAGTATCAAAGCAACTACATTGTGTTTATAATAAACCAATGATTTACTACCCTCTTCAGACTCTGAAGGATATGGGCATTATAGAGATCTTAATTATTACATCCGATGCACAGCAGTGTAGATTGTTCCAAGATCAATTAAAAGATGGTGCGCAATATGGGTTAAAACTTGAGTATGCTATTCAAGAAAAGCCTGGCGGATTGCCAGAAGCGTTTATTATAGGCGAGCATTTTATTGGAGTTAATGATGATGTAGCTCTCATTTTAGGTGATAATGTCTTTATTACTAATAAAGAGTTAAAAGCTGAACCTAATACTATTTTTACCTACAAAGTAAAAGACCCATCAGCTTATGGAGTTGCAGAATTAGATGATAAAAATAATTTGGTTAATATTATCGAAAAGCCTACAGAATTCGTAAGTGATAATGCAGTTGTTGGTCTGTATGTATTTACACACGCTGCGGTAGGGCTAGCTAAATCATTAAAGCCATCAAAAAGAGGAGAGCTTGAAATTGTTGACCTTATTAGTAAATTAAATGAGGAAGAAGGGTTATCAGTAGAAGAGCTAGACGGGTTCTGGTTTGACTGCGGTAATCATAATGATCTTCTCGAATGTGCAAATTTAATAAAGGCTATTGAGCACAGAACTAATAAGAAAGTAGGATTGCATGAATAATAAAATATACTTAGTTACCGGGGGTTGTGGATTTATTGGATCACATGTTATCGATGAGCTCTTAAAAGATAATAGTATTCAAAAAATTATTAATATCGACAAGCTAGGAGTAGGTTCTGATATAAATAATGTGGCGACTGACCCTCGGGTAATTAATTACTATATTGACATCTGCGATGAAGAACTACATAATATATTTAAGAAACATCTTCCAGGATACATTATCCACCTTGCTGCGGAATCTCATGTCGATAGGTCTATCACAGACCCTCTATCGTTTGTCAATTCTAATGTAGTTGGTACTGGTAATGTTCTAGAATGCATGCGAAAGTATGTACCTGACGCTAGAATGGTACATGTTTCTACTGATGAGGTATACGGGCATTTGCATTACGATGATTACCCCTTTCTAGAGACAACGCCTATTAATCCTAGATCGCCTTATTCTGCATCAAAAGCAGGTTCGGATATGTTAGCATTTTCTTATAGAACTACTTACGAGCTAGACATTACTGTTACGCGTTGCTGTAATAATTATGGTCCGCGTCAACACGACGAAAAATTAATACCTACTATTTTTCGTACACTACACCAGGGTAAGAAAATTCCTGTGTATGGCGATGGAAAGAATATGCGCGAATGGATATTTGTTTCTGACCATGCTAAAGCACTATTAGAGATTTTGCATATTGAAAATGCTAGATCGTTATATAATATTTGGGGCGAGAAACGATACGAGAATATTGAGCTAATCCGTAAAATTATAAAGCACTTAGTTAATGTAAATGAGCGATATGATAGAGGTTATTTAATTAATAATTATATAGAGTTTGTAGCAGATAGACCAGGTCACGATTTATGTTACAAGATGGAGTCTATTTATAATAACATTGATTCTCTCAAAACCCAAATTAATTTTGACGATGGAATAATAAAAACCTTATTATACTATAAATCTAAATATGAGAAAAAAGATTAGACAGCCCTTTAAGTATGGCGCATACCTTATCGAATATCGAGAAGGTAAGGATGGTCTATTAAAAATTCTCAAAGAAAAACTTGATACTTTTGATGAAGCGCAACTAGCTAGAGAGAGACTCTTGCAATCTGGTTGTGACGATCCTATTATACGTAAAGTGGGATGATTAAATTCAAGCCAACGAACGGTATAGTTAAGATTACTAATATTGATTACGACCTCATTTCGTTTATATTGAGTAGGTTTGTAAAACTAAAGAGGAAAGTTACTCTACGTGTAGAAAGATCAAAACGTAGCTATTCATATTATTACGACAAGCGTAAAGTTATCTGCATAAACACTAACGAAGGAACTTCGTTAAAATTTATTATTGCAACCCTTCTTCATGAAGTAAGGCATTGCATGCAATTAAGAGAAGAGTGTAACGAAATTGATTTCACATACACTAGTTATTGGAATTATTATAGCTCACCAGAAGAGAAAGATGCGCGTAAATTTGAAAAGCTTGCTACAGAAGTCTGCAAAATTTACAAGCAGTACAAAATAATAGAAAGTAAATTTAAAAAATATGATCTTGATATCTTTAAGGAACTGTGCCATAATGAAAAGGTAGACAATAACGATCTGCAATTAGAAACAAACAACAAAACAACACAATAGAATAAAATAATATGGGATTCATTACTAACATTACATCGCTAGAGGAAATTCCTCGGTTCAATGTTGTAAAAGAAGAAGTCTTTGACTCGCGTGGAGAGAGGGTCAAAGGATTGTATACACTGATGCGTGAAGATACGCGAGACCACCTCGGAGTGTGTCGTGATAAGTATCGACCAATCCAGCTAGATGAAATGCTCGATATTGTTGATACCGCTACGCAGCGCGTTGGTGGCATTGAACATGTAGGATATACGTTTTCACGAAACGGTAAGCGAATTGTACTTCAATCAAAACTTAACGAACAATTTGATATCAACGGTGATAAAGTTGACGGTATGTTTTATACTGTGATTGACAACTCTGGTTCAAATTCGAATAAGATTATTCCATCAACACGACGCATTGTGTGTGATAATATGCTTCACATTGTCAAGCAGGAAGCAGAACAACGTAGAGGAAAAGGCCTTCGTCACTCCTTCTCGTTCGATGAAAGCGTCAGTGGTTTGATTTCAAAGATTGAGAGTAATATTAATATCGTTAAAACATTTAATAAAACGGTAGAGATGCTCCAAGGTAAGAAGTTTAATGAGGATCAAATGAGACAGCTAGTTCAGCGTCTTATTCCATCTCGTAACAACAAAGAGGATTCTACCAAGCTGCTTGGTAAGCGCGAGTCAATTGTCGAGCGCTTTTCTAAAGGCATTGGTAATGAAGGAAAGACGATGTGGGATGCCTTGAACGCAATTACAGAGTATGAATCTCATCGCAAATTTACGCCTGAGAAGCTCGTACGTACTCTTTCTACTGAGAACCTCTCTAACAAAGCTCTTGAGATTCTTACTGCGTAATGAATATATTTAGAATGATCGATATGCACGATACGAAAGATGGTGTTCTTATCGATATGAAATACGAAATTGTAGACGGTTTAGAGAAAGTTATTGATATTAATATCCGAAATATTATAAATAACATCGTCGGTGAGGTATTAGAGCTTACTAATCCAATGTACAAATTGGCTTTTGCAGCTAACTTTCTCTCACTACTTGAACAAGAACGTAACAAACAATAATGTATAAAGGTGTAATTGGTAAATATCGGTTTGAGCTTGACTCAGAAACAGATCGTGTGATGGTATATAAAGAAGGTGACGGTGTAGAGCCTGTAGCTTATATAAGTGTAAAGCCTAATATCTCTGAAAAAGGATTCCATTATGAGATTATGTCATGGGTAGCTGATAACGGAAATCTATAAACTTGAAGATAGCTTTCGACGGTAGGTATTGCTGCAATAACGACTACAGAACTTACCTTCACCTAATAATATACGTGAAGGTAAAATTAGAAACGCGTTATTGCAGTTAATACATATACGTTCTTGTTTTTTACTCTTTATAGTACCTTTACGGTACCTATTACTACATGATTTGCTACAGCAGTTACCACTATTAAAGGTATCTTTAAGTTTATACGGCCATATAGAAAAACTATCTCCACACACTTTACATGTTTTTGTAATTGATGTTCTTAATAATAATGATGCTTTTCTTCTTAACCAGCCATATACTTTATTATTGTACCGTTTATGATTTTTACTATCGCAACACATTAAAAATACTGCAGTAGCCAGCCCTCTAACATTTGGATGTATTTTTACTAGTAGCTGATGGCAAACGTAATGTTCTTCTGGTGTTAAAACTGCTATATTATTTGTATCATCGCTACCACCCATACAACGGGGTATAATATGATGCTTTTCTGAATAACATTCTATTAAAGACCTGGATTTAGCACGGTCGATAATACTATCGTAAATTTTTTTATAATTCATAGCTCGCATTATTATTTAATCGATCTAAATACTTTTAGCCACTCTCAATTAGTATATGCATAGCTCGCACCTTTGTTTAAAAAATTGAGAGTGGCTTATTAAGGAACTCTAATATAATAAGTTATGTTCTGTGGATGTGGAAACCTAGTAGAGGAAGGTCGGCAGGAGCTCGGTCTTCGTAGTTGTAAGTCGTGTGCTTTTTCTGGTCCAGATATACCTAGACCTCGTGGTGTAATGATATATGGTCATAAAACCGCCGGGGAAATCGAGATTCATTCAGCAGATAGCTGGAAAGAGAAGCGCAAATATTATGTACCTAACGGTGCGAGATCAGCGGTTAAAAACTTTAGTAAAAGTATATGCAGTTAACATTTGAAAATATAGTTGTATTTTTAGCATTCGTACTATATACTTGTGTATGCATTGCTCATTGCTATAAACAAAACTACGCATGGGGCGTAGTCTGGGGAGGATATGCAATATCTAACTTGGGCTTGATTGTAGCGCAATCATTAACAAAATAAACAACTAACAAATAGAGAGTGAGGATACCGTCATAGGAATGTTCGATTATATAAGAGTAGGAACAACTCTACCAGAGTTGCCAGATGTGATTATCTCTCATTGGGGAGATAAAGTAAGTGATATTGCCTTTCAAACGAAAGACACACCAAACCAAGCAATGTCAACCTACAGGATTGATGGGAATGGTCAATTGTGGTTTAAGAAGGTTGAAGGTCATTGGGATGAGGGCAAAAAGGTTGCTGACGATGCACCGTTTAGTGAAAAGATAGCCGCAATGGGTCGCTTTGTAGTCGATGCAGAGTGGTATGAGAAAGAATGTTTTAGTGGAAACATTCACTTCTATGAAAGCTACAGTCATCCAGAATATCACGAACTCGATGATCATGCTGGAAATAGCGATGAATGGATGAGGTTCGTCCGTGGGTGGATAGAATATTCCGCACTTTTTAAAGATGGTAAGTTAGTTGGTGATATCGAGTTAGTTAAACATGAAGAGCCACAAAAATTAACCGACGAAGAACTTGCAGAGAGTAAAGCAAAGGTTGCAGCTCAACGCAAAGAAATGGAAGAGCGGTTCAGAGAGAATCGTCAAAAATATCCTACAGCTGAACAAAAGCTTATTGATAATATCGATAGAGAGACTAAACTTGCATATGCTATTTTTGACGAAGAGGATCTGAGCAATGCGCTAAGTAACATTAGAATTTTAATTGAAGAATACAGAGAAAAAATAGATAGATGGTATGAAAGCTGAAGAAGAAAAACTATATACCTTTCGTGGTAAAACATTTCCATGTAATCCAAAAACAATACAGCAATTAAACCTAGCACTTGCTTATAACAGAGCAAAAGAACGTTATGAAGAAGCTAAACCAAGAACAACAAGCGAAAGTAGAGACAGCGAGAGAAGCAGTAATTAAACTTCAACAAGCGCAAGAACTTATTTATTCCGAGTTGACTGAAGAACTCGGCTGGGATAATGATTGGCTTTATGACTATATGTTTAATTGCTCAACAGAGGACGAATATACTCTTAAGGTAAGGAGTGAAATTTACGAATAATTATGGCAACAGGTAATATAGCAAAGAATGACATTACAGGTCGGTACATTAAATCAGAACCGCCTACCTCTAGCTATAGAGACGGTCATGACGCTGCTTTTGGTAAAAAGCCTCTTCGTGAATGGCTGGAAGGTGAAGAGATTAGTTCTGAAATTGATCTCGATACTTTAGTAGGTTATTCCGAATACTTAGAAATTTTAAGAAACAATAAACAACAATGAAATTAATTTTAGCAAGTGCAGGTTGGTGCGGTCCGTGTCAAGTAGTTAAGGCACGACTCAAAGCTGACAATCTAGCAGATAGAGTAGAAGTAAAGGATGCAGATGTTGATATTGCTTTCTTTAAAGAGAACAACATTAAGTCTGTTCCACGTCTTTTAGTTATGGAAGAAGAGAAGGTTGTAGATATAATTCAGGGTACTGAAGATATTATTAAACGCATTAAGCAAGATCAATGAGCTATAACCTTTTTCTAGATGACATGCGCAAACCAGAGCATGCGTATATCCATCCTAAGCGTGATGGTAATAGCATCGTTATAACGTC